GACTTTATCGATGCACGCGGTGACATCGTTGAAGACGAACACAGCCGCAGCGGCAGCGGTGTCGATCCCGTCGGCGTAGCGGTCGACATCGCCGGCTCCACCAGTGTCGAGGGGGTCATCATCGCCGATGTCCAGCGTGGTGCCGGTGCCGAGGTCGTCGAACATCACAAAGCTGTTCATCAACACTTCATCGCCTTTTCTGAGGCGACAAACTCGGATGACATCGTTTGCCGCGAGCGCCGCTGCTTCGTACGAGGCCTGCACGACCCGCACTTTTCCGCCAGCTCGCTGGGGGTTATTGAAGGAATCCCCGACATGCGGGGCGTTCTGGATAGTCGCAACGTTTGAGTATACATCAGCCATTTTTCTTTCCTCCGGTCAGGCCCGGGGTTTAGCCCCGGGCCGGGTTATTATCCAGCTTGCTTAGCTTGCTTTAAGTCTCCAGGCATTTGATCTCGACGACCTTCGCTTCTTCCATCCGCACCGCGCCCATATCCATGGCGATGCGCACCTGGGTGGAGTGGCGCTTTTGCGGCAGTACATCGATCATGACATCCTGCTCGGAGGAAACCCCGAGCAGGACCCCGTCGGTCACCCACACCGGGCAGCGCCGGTATGAGCTTGAGTCGGTCAACAGCCGGTTGGAGACATGGAACTTAAACCCCATGAACCGGTCGATTTCGCCGGCCACGAGCGCCTTGACGGTGTTGTAATCGGCCGAGCCGATCTGCGTGATCTTCAGCAGATCATCCAGCTGGTAGGGCGCGATCGCGATATTCATCTCGGCGTCGGCTTCGTTGTTCAAGGCGAGCAACAGCTTTTTGGCGCGGATCAGCTTGTTGAGGGTCATGCCTTCGTTCGAGCCGGAGAGGTTGACCGGAACGACATAGGTTGCAGATGTCGGATAGGTTACGGCAGTGGCGCCGGCCTTTCCGGTGTAGGCGGTCCCGAAGAAGGCGGCGATGATGTGATCGTCGATCCTGCGGTTGGCGGCGGCGACGGCGGTCTTGACATAGTCCGACTGCGGGTCGCCCAGCATCCGGACTTTGTCCTGCTTGTCGATGAGGTCGGCCCATTCCCAGGGGATGGCCGCGACCTTGCGTCGGCTGTGCGGCGTGACCGTGTACTGCGTGTCGCCGTGGCGGTCGGTGATGTCCGCGCCGTCGGCCGCGCCGATCTGATCGAAGAAGTCGTCCTCCCCGGTGAGCGGCTCCTCGCGGACCGAGCCCCGCAGGACGGACAGCTTCTGCTGGCAGAGCATCTGGAAGTTTTTCTTGAATCCCTTGACGAGGGCGGTGTTAATCTCGGTAGACATTTCGCGTCTCCTCCAAAGTCGAAAAGTGGTTTCAACCTTGGGCTACCCGCGAAATGGTCGCGGACCCGAAAACCGTTGCCAGTTTCCGGACCTGCTCTGAGGCTACCCGGTGCTGCGGCCCTGCCCGTTTTTTTAAGCGGGGGCTCGCGGCCCTTTCAGGATTTGAGCCCCGTCAAAAACGGTAGGGTTCTGAGGTGGATTAATTATCCAACAAATATTATTGGTTTGTCAACTTGCTTTCTTACTTTCTTACTTTTTTACGTCATGGAAAGCAGGCCCTGCACCTTCTTCACAACTTCCGCATGGCGCGGATGCCGCTTGCTCCAATAGGCTTCGTTATCCGGATGCGCCTTGTCCTCGATGATCCGGTTGGCCTGCGATTCGGCCTCGCGCGGGGTAAGCCCCCGGCGGGCGTCGCCCGGACCAAGCTGCTCCTCGCCGGCCTTCTCGCCGATCAGGGCGAACAGTCGCTGCACGATGGCCTCCGATCCGTTCCCGGTGCTTTTGAGCCATTCATTCAGGCCCTTTACGCCGGCGCGCTCGATGGCGTCGACCGCCCGCTGGGCTATCTTAAGCTTCTCGTTGTAGGCCTGGCCCCACTCGGTTTTGAGACTGGCCTGGTCCTTCGTCCGGCGCTCGGCCATGGACTGGCTGATGCCCTTATACTGCTGCACGGCCCGCTGGGATAGCTCGCCCCACAGCATGGACGCCTGCTTCTTGCTCAACCCGGCCGCGTGCGCCTTGGCGCGCCAGGCCTTCTCGAACTCCGGATCCATCGAAAAGCCCTCCGGCACTTCGGAAAGCGGCGTGAACTCGTATTCCTCCGGCTTGCCGGGCCGTCCCAGGCGCGCGAACACCGCATCCCAGCCCGGCTGGTCGTCGTCCTTTGGGATCGGTATTTTGTCGGATCCCACCAGCCGCTGGGCGTGGATGAAGCTTTTCGCCAATCCGCCCAGGTCCTTGATGTCGGCCAGGCTCTTGTCGGTGGCGAGCTCCTGCGGCAGCGCGTTTCTCCAGTCGGACACCAGATGGGTGCCCGCCGCCGTCGCGGCCTCGCGCGCAGCGGATAGCTTTTGGTCATTTTCTTGATCGTTTGGCATACTGCCTCCGTTCAGGTTTGGGCGCAGGCACCGGCTGGCGCAGCGACGCCAGCACCGTATCGGCCGCGCTTAAGTTGAAATTGACTAGGTCGAGGATGTAGAGCACCACCGACCGCTGACCCTCGTGCGCAGCGGTCAGCGCCGGATCCAGGCGCCCGGACGAATCGACGGCAAGCGTCGTATCGGAGACGAAAAAGCGCTCGCGCAGATGATTAAGCGCCAACTCTCCGTCCGGGCCGCTGAACGACCGGCTAAAAGCCCCGGCCACCTGGTTGAGCCGTTCGAGGTTCTCTGGTTCCAACGGGTTCATGCGCTGCCCTCCACGGAGGCCCGAGTGGCCTCGGCTGTCGCGGTGTCGCGGTCGATCTCGGCCGCTCCCTGGGCGGCCTGCAACTGCATCTGCGCCTGCTGGATCTTGGCGCGCTGCTGGCGCTGCTGGGCGACCAACGCACGGTCGCGCAAGAACTGGGGCGGGGCTCCGTCCAGGTCGGCGATCTTCCGGATCCCGAAGTCCATATCGAGGTTGTCAAGTACCGAAATATCGCCGGCATCCCTTGCCCATTGCACGGCGGTCGTGGCGGTATGGATGATCCCCTGCACTTCGTTCGCCACCTGCGCCTTGGCCAAGGGGGAGACGAATTTGACGCGCAGCCGCGTTCCGCTCCTCCTCGCGGCCTGCAGCACGATGTCCGGGATCGGGCGCAGCTTTCCTGCGCGCCTCAGAATCCCCAGGCTGCGGCCGACCAGCGGATCGAGGTACTCGTCATTCAGCCGCCCGAAGGTCGGCCCCAGGATCCGGGCGTTCTCGGCCACCCGCGCGCGCACTTCCTCGGCCGTCATCTCGCGCGCGTCGATCAGCTGCAGCTGGTTGACGAAGAAATGATCCTGAATCCGGCTGCGGATGTCCTGAACCATCTCCAGGCTGACATTGAAATTCGCCCCGATCTGGATCGGCTCGATCCGGGACCTGCTGGTCTGGTCGTAAAAGTTCAGCCCGCCCGGGGTCAGCTTAATGCTGCCGATAAACGCCTCCTTGGGCACCTGCAGGGGCGGGTCGGCGATCTTCTCGGCCACGCGCAACTGGGTCTTGCGCATGGAATACAAAGTCCTCACATCCGGCAGCGCGTCCCAACAAGGACCGCGTCCGTAGTCCTCTCCCGACGCCTTCGCCCAGGGCACGACCAGATATGGGAATTCGTGGTATCCGCCGCGGTCAAGCTCGAACTCCTCCCCCAGCTCGCACCAGACGCACTGGAAGGCGAACTTGAGCGGGTCCAGCTCGTTCTGCGGGTCGAAATCTTCGTTCGGAAACACCGACTGCAGCACGTCGAAGGGCGTCTCCGGGTCCTTTTCGTAGGCCTCCAGGACCTTGTCTGAAACCTTGGCGCGCGGCCGTCCTTTCGGGCTCATGCCCCAGCGGGACATGATCTGTCTCGCCGTCATAGTGCGCACGACGTTGATGTGCTCGACGCGGTCCTGGTCCTCGTATGACAGATAAGCCTCGTGGATCGAGCGGGTCGAGAAATGCAGGTCGCGGTCGGCGGTGGTGGACTCCTCGATGAACATCACTCCGTGTCCGACCGGAAGATCGATATACATCTCGTGCGCCTGGGCGTAGAAGTTGGAGTTCTCCAGGCTGCGCCGGAGCCGCTTCAGATCGTCTTCCAACCAGCGCTTGACCTCATCTTGTTCGTTTAGTTCCTCGTCGTCGGTTGCCAGTCGCATCCACTGAGAGTCCCGGTTAGTCAGCATGCTCTGCAGCACGGCCGCCAGCCGCAGCATGGACACACCCGGGGTTGAGTCGTAGATCTCCTGGGTCTGCTCCTTGCCCTGGTCGAGAGGTGTCGAATAAAGCTGGGCGCGCCCCGGCAGGTACAGGCGCAGGATCTCGTCCCACATCGGTTCGAAGTTGGCGCGCTTGGCTGCGCGGTGTTCATGCTCGATCAGAATTTCCTCGATTTTTTTCATGCTTTGTGCTCCCTGCCGGGGCGCTGTTGTGGTTTCGCGCGGCGTCTTGCGCGAACACGTTATCGCAGTGATGGTCAAACTCCTCCCGGTGGTGCATGCAGCCGTTCGACCACGGACCGGCCGGAAAAAAGAACTTGCAGCCGCCCCGCTCGCAGTCGTCATCGGCTCCGCAGCGCGACATGCCCGAGCCGCAAACGACTATGCACAGGTTGCGGCCGGCCATTATTTCCTCGGAGGATCGAAGTTGCCGTACTTGGCGCGGACGGCCACCTGGAACCGCGCGGCCTCGGCCTGTCGGGTGATGTCCTTGCCCTTCAGCTCGATTCGCCCGAGCGTGTAGGCCTGGGTCACGCCGACCGCCTTCGACCCGACGACGATGCCGCCCACAACGCTTACGACCTTGACGCCAAGCCCCACGAGCGCCTGGCCCCAATCGGGCAGGGCTGCGCAGGCGCGCTTGATCAGATCGATCGTTTCTTGGTCGAGCACTCCATAGAGCAACGCAAATACGACAGCATACGGCCCAAGCTGGGCTACAAACTCAGATGTCTTGAAGCCAGGCTTGATAGCCTGCACGTTTTCAGTTTCCATGGTCACACCTTCCTTCCGGCCGTTTAGACCTGCCCGCCCATGGCTTGGCGCGCGGTTTCGATGCGTTTCAGCTCGTCGTCCAACATCCGGACGGTCAGCAGCAGGCACTGCTTGGCTTCTTTTATTTCCGGCTCCGTGAGCTCTCCATCCAGGCTGAAACTCATCACAAGCCGGCTAATGGCCTCCGTCGCCCATTTCAGCTTTGCGATCATTACGGCACCGCCCGCACAACCCCGGCTTTTTTATCAGCTTTGCCGAGTTCGTAACCCTGCAGATAAGACCGCTCCACGGTTGCCCACAACTCGGGCGGAATGCCGGATAGGTCTATGATAGTCCCCGCCGAGATCGTCGCCCCCATCGCTTCCAACAAATCCAGGGCCGCAAATACGAGCAGTTTGCCACCCGGTTGCCCGTTCCATTTGGCAAGCATTTCGTTGATTTTCACCGGGTCCGTCTGCCCGGTTTTAAGCAGGCTGTAGGCCTGCTCAACGGCCGTGTCGTCAAGCGTGGTTTTTGAATTCGCCACCGCATAGCCCAGTCCGCGTGCGGCGTTTTTGATAGCCAACAGCCCCCACTGGTCCTGCACGATCTGATCGAAGGAACACCCCGCCACGGCCACGGACGCCAACAGCAGCAACGCGAAAAGCTTTTTCATTTCATGTCTCCTTTCGGGTTTATTAGACTCCAAACAGACTCGATGTGAAAATGTCGTACGGCCCCATGGTGAGCGGCGAGGTGATGCGCGTTGACCAGTAGCCTTGCGCCTTGCGCAGCCGCTCCAGGCGTTTCTTGGCGTCGTCGGTTTCGATCGGCTGCGGCGGCTGACCGCCCGTCGAGCCGGGCGGCTTGTTCGGCTTGGGCGGCTTGCCGCCGGCCGGCTTGCCAGCTGCCATTGCAGCGATATCAAAGCCGCCACCAGGGCCGCCCACACCCGGAGCGCCGGACGGGGTTCCGCCGAAAGACCCCAAACTTCCAAGGCTGCCGAGATCTCCAAAAGAGCCCAAACTTCCAAGGCTGCCAAAAGCGCCCTGGCTGGCCGCATTAGCAATTCCCCCAAAGGCAGCC